GCTAAAGCCGAATAAAGTTCGAGTTGCGTCGGAGAAGATTGCAAAAGATGCTCACAGCTGAAATCGTCGAGTTCAAACTCCTTATCCGCAATCTTATGCATCGTCGAGCAAGAGTTTGCGACAGTACCTACTTTATATGTATCAAATTCTTTCCACCAATATAAAGGAGCCGTCACATCAACATACACTGTAATCATCCGCATGAATTTACGATGGTCTGTACCCGCATTGCGAAGTTTAATCATAAGATCATAATCGTTAGGTCCAATATCAAAATCGAGTTGTTTAGCTCCGCAGTCATCATTTACTTCACAGTTTATACAGTCTCCTTTCTTGCAAAAGAAACTATCACTTTTCTTCCATGAGTTCATTGGATTACGCATACCTCTTATGGCAGCCTCCCAACCCATTACTTCCACATTTTCGAATTTAATCATCTTTGCTCTCCTTTAGCTTATCAGCCATTACCTTTCTCTTCATATACTCGTCAAAATTAATTTCTTCCCAACCACTATCGTTAGAAGATTTTTTAAAATATCTTTTTATGTCCTCTTTACCATCATCAGTCTTGCAATATATAATCCCGACAGTATCAAAAGCACCATTCTTAGGATCTGTCAAAAAATCCTCGCAGTATACCTCGATAGCATTTCCAGGCATATAGGGGAAAGTTATAGGAAATTTTTCTCGCATAACATTGTTAATAAGACCTAATATGTATGTACTTCCATCATGAATATCAACGCAAATAAATTGATCACGATCACGGTATTCGATTCTACCGTCGTCATAAATAGTCTTAAACAACGATGCTTTTCTTTTGCATTGATACTCAGTGCGATCATCTTTTCCACATGTAACACGAGACCAAGTATCATCCGTATCCTCAATAGAAGTTAATGGCTTATTGTCCATCAATCTTTTTAGAATAGATGCAGTTACACCCCAACTATATCCACTATGACCATCTTCGGCTAAACTTTTATAAGCCTTTAATGCACTCTGATAGCATGCACAACCGTAATCAAATTCTCCCTCTTTAAGACCAGGATGCTCTTTTTCGCAAGCAATTTTCACTTCATTTTCTGCCCAATTTACCATATTCATAATTATTTACTCCCCTTTCGTTTATTATGTTTTCGTGCATTTGTTAATATAGATGTAATTTCATCATCGTTTTTAGCCTGTCTGATTTTTTCAACCGTTTCTTGCGGATAAAATAATTCTTTTGCTGCTCTAACAGCATATTTTTTATAATCGAAAAATGTTACCGGAACTTTTTCTTTTTTCGCACTCATAAACGACTCACCTCTCTGCAATTTTTACCGCAATGTCTGCAATATTTGTCATGTACATCTATCCTTCCACCACAATTACTGCAAATATCCCCTAAGCATTCTTTCTGTTTCATCCTATTATTTTCTTCGTTTTTTACCCTTTCGTACCATCGCTTATACTTTCGTATTGTTATGCCACCTATAGAGTCGTACGATGCGATTCCGCCATCTACTAATTCGTTACAGCATGCACTAACATCCGCTATTTCTTCATTTAAATTCTCCAAAATATCATTGGTGTCTTTGGGGGTTGGATTTTCGCCTCTTATTTTTCTTGCCATTTTAAGACATGCCTGTGATAATTCAGAAGCTTCCTCTGCAGTCTGTTCTAATAAAGCCGCTTTACCTATATAGTCTACAATGTGTTCATTCATATTTTCGTCTCCTTTTTATAATTCTGTGGTATATGGGAATTTTGAACATATGGTTGTTCTAAGCATTCGTTACACGGATCTTCGCGTTCGTTCTTATTTTTATGAGCACACGTTTTACAATACATATTGAAATATACTTCTTGATAATCTATTTCCATTTAACATACCTCAATTCATTAAACTTTTTCTTGCTATCCAATGCTTTGCTGATAGCTAAATCAATTCCGCTTCTTGATTTCAAATGATAATAATATAAATCAGAAAACGGTGTATTTAATCTGTCTGTTCGTCCGGCAGCTTGAGCCATAACCTTATAACTATAATTTTGACTATAAAATATAATAGTATCGGTTTTAACACAGTTCCACCCCTCGCAACCTGCATTATACTGTACTAAATATACCCAACGGGTGCTCTCTGGAATAGGCTGATGTTTGTGCCCGTTCCATTCTGCGATTTCAACATCGTCGCCATACGAAATTTCCTTTAATATTTCCAATTCATAATCAAAGTTATAAAATATAATTAGTTTCGGATGTTTTTCAAACAACTCGCAAACTGCTACTTGACGTGAGTCGTCGCTATTAACTATTCTCCTTAATAAATAACATAGCTCGCTCGCGGTTTCCACCGGTTTATCCTTATATGGGTTCCAACGATTACGCATAGTATCCTTGTATGTCGAAATATCATACTTGGTATATATATCTTCATGATGCGATACTGTTTTCCTACGAAAATCCATGTTTATCAAAATTCTATTTCGTAACCGGATTAAGCGTCCTGTATTAATGTATCTGTCTATTTGAGGAAATTTACTGAATCGTTTATATACGATGTGTTCACGAGTAAATTCTGTTCGATTTTTATAAAAACCATTAGCTATGAATACCGGAATATAATCTTGCCAAGTATCGCCAGGCGTCGCCGACAATAGAATCCATTCGTTATCTTTGGTTATCTTTAGGAAAGCCTTTACCCAAGTGCCACTTCCGACAACTCTTTGCTCATCAAATATAAAGAACGCATTCTTGATATTCTCATATTTTTTTATGTTGTTCCATGAATCAACTATAACTTTATTGCTGTATAAATTTACATCCTTATTTGTAGAAAGTAAAAACGGTATCATATCAGATTCCCATTCTTTACTATCCCTTTTTCGTGCCGTAGTGATAACATATAAGTCTTTTACATTGTTATCGTCCATTGGCACATATTCATCACTATCAATATCTCCACCATTTTGGACATAATAATATCCGAGTGCCGTTCGAGATTTACCACTTCCCACACCACCACACAAGATACATCCATTTTGCATTCTTTCGATTGCATTTTTTTGATAATCCCGTAATCCGATTTTTGACATTTTTATCCTCCGTGTTTAATACTCATTTGGAAATAGAATCGTTGTTACACTTCTGTCCCACTCTGTTATAATCCAGATTGTAACATCTGTATTTTTTTGTGTATAAACAGCTAAAATTCTATCGCCATTTCGTATAGCATCATTATTCATTTTCGCATCAACATTACATGTATCACCCCAGTCACTACTGGTATATCTAGCCAAAGATTCCTCTACAAATTTTTTAAATTCGTTATCTTGCTCTATTTTGTCGTTTATCCTATTAGTACATACAAGTTGTCCTAAAGAAAAATTGGACAACATTGGAATTTTTATAGTTAGCATGATTATAACTCCTTTCGAATAAAACAAAGAGTGCCTATTTTAGCATAGACACCCCTTGCGAATATCTTTTTTATTGTTTAGATGCATACTTTTCCGCAAATTCATCTTCTTGAATAGTTACATACATAGTTTTCAGATAAGCCTTTATGCCGCTTTTACCGTTTGCTTCCCATTCATAAGGATTCAAAATAAGATCCACGTTGATTATATCTGCAAAATCAAGTGTCTCGATACTTTCCTCATCAAGTTGTGTCTGTGCTCTTTTGGTTATCATTATGATTTTGGGCGGAATATTTCGGAAGCTTACCGAAACCTGAATATAATGCTTTGATTCTTCATCTTCGTCTCTAGCCGGAAGAATTTTTACATTCCAACCATCTCTGGCTAATTGTTCAGCCTCATCCGCGTCATCTATTATCACACAAAAATTTCTGTCTCCGGCTCTGTTGTATTTACTCTCGTTTCCTGCGAAATTTCTAAATATAATTCTTGCATTTTCTATAGCTAAATTTTCTACTCTTGACATTTTTGTTACCTCTTTCTTCATTGTTATTAATTTACAAACCATTCAAAATCACCATATTGTGAAATATCACAAATGGCATCGTTGACCATATTTTCATAATAAGAGCGATCGATATCCGCTTCTTTTCCGAGTTCCTTTACCATCTCGGCTTCAAGCCATCTGTATCCCTTACTACCTCCTGCGGCATAATATTTGCCGTCTTTTTCTCTCATTAAAAGTCCGCCATTACATCCCTGTTTTATAGGGCAAAATTGCCCGACTTTTCCGATAAATACATAGTTATGCGATTCTTCCTCTTTTTTACGAAGTTCAGAATATCTTTCGCTGGCATATTCAGCATCATACCTATACGACTTAAGCACTTTTTCCATATTCTCAGAATCTTCAGAATCCAAAGCCTTATGTAATTTTGCTAATTCTTTTTCCTCTTCAATTGTTAATTGAGGCAATTTCTCATTCATATCCAAATATAAACTAGAAGTCACACTATTTGTTACGCACATATCCTCAAAAGCAATGTCTTCTTTACTAAACAGCGTTTTGAATACATATGGTACTTGAAACTGTGTTCCCGTGGCAGTCCATTCTCCGGCATGCTTTCCGTCTTTATACTTTGCGATATAAACAGCATCATTTACAAGACACATTCTGTCGTATGTAGCCTCATGCTCAAATATATAACCATACATTTTACCATAATCCGATACAAACTGAATAATTTCAGACGTTGCATTTGGAATTTTTATTGAATCGGTTTTTATATGAGCAACTGTGAATCCTCTTGCTTGTACTTCATGTTTTAGGTTAACCATGAATAAAGCGCCACGTTTTGCGACAATATTATCGACATTTCGATTATCTTTAAATGGATTATCAAATTTTGCTGCTGTTAAACCGTAAACTGAATTAATAGCGATTTTCAAAGCTTGTGCCAAATCTGCTGCAGCTCCCTCGTCTGTAAGATACTTTGCTAACTTTCCATCCAGCATTGTTTTGGCAGTCTCAAAATCATTGTGCTTAATTGCAACACGAGCATCTCTTATTTCCTGAAACCGTTTTGTATATTCGCAGCCAAATAACTGTTCAGCTATAATGCTACTCGGATGCATAGAAGCAATATCCAATAGCGCAATGTTACTATACATACCTGGTTCGGAATACACATATCCTCCCTCACCGATTTCTTCACCTCTATACATGGATTTTCCGAATTTAAATTCATAACCTGGAAATATAGGTCTATTCTGATTATCAAATCTGGTATAATCATCAAAACCGTCCATTAGAATATCATCACTCGATGGGAGTCCCATATCACGATAATTAAATTGATCCTGCGGCTTTCTGTTCTTACCAAATATAATTCTGGTTGTAAGAGAATTTGTTGTATCGTTCACAGTCATGCCCGCCACATCAGCTAATATCTCTCTGGCAATAAAATCTGCTTTTCTGGCATTAAATACAGCTTCCGTTGCAATAACATCGTTATCACAGTATTCTGCAACTTTTGCCCATAATTCTTTAGGTACCGGTTGATCCCAAGGCAATCCGAGTTCCTGATGGTGAATACCCAATTCAATTTCAAACTTCTTTAATGATTGTTTTTTACTTGAAAAATCATAAACATCTGTATATGATACATTGTATGCCTCTCCAAAGAAACAATTGGGACTGCCATTAATTATTTTCTGTGATAAATTATACAACTGTTCATTTGTATAACCCATTAGCCGTGCGTAGAGTATATGGTTATCATATCTTCGGCAGTTAAACCCAACCAGTCTGAATCTCATAAGTTCTTCTACCTCAGCCGGTGACGGATTAATCATCCGTACAACAGGCTTACCCTTACCCTCAAATTTCCAATTGACTAAGAATAAATTAGGGAAGACTTCTACATCGTAGAAAATAAGCTTTGCATCGTCATTATTTTTTCCGACAGATGGTTCCTCTGATTTAAAATTCATTTTACTTACAAGCTTTATACAGTAATCCGATTGATTTGTACTATTAGCAGCAAACGCTAGTATAGCATTTCTCATATCGGTAACGTCATATTTCAAACCACTATTATAAGCATCGTCCAATATTTTATGTATAAAATCAATACTCGGTTTTGTTGCTGGATGGATTTCTTTATTAAGATTACGCTTTATTAATGTTCTAAGTCCCTTTTCGCTTTTAACAGCTTCTATATTTATCATTTTGTTTTCTCCTTTCAATGGTAATCCAGAGCTAATTGTTGCAATAGGTAAATCATTACACCTAGACAGTTTACGTCTTAATGAACTTTTTCCTATAAAAACTTTAATTTCTATATCTTCGTCATATATTCTACTCAGGCGTGTTGGATCTCCTGTGTAAATATAATGAAGATGAATACCTGCTCCGCTTTTACTTAATTCGGCATAAGTAGCCGGCCATTTACTAGCCGCCTCTAGATTCTTCTCAAATGATTTTTTACCGTATTCGTCTTTAATATCGAAATCTATAACTATATGATTTACTGGGAGTTTAACGTAATGAAGTTTCGATGTATCGAGTTCTTCCAATTTTGTTGTGACATTATCCCAACTTTCATATGGAGTTTCATTACTGGTTGCGTATTGCGCAACGCAACCGGCACATTCTTTATCAAATATAGATTCCTGTTTATCAAATACAATTAAATAGCTGTCATTTTTTTTCTCGGCATCAATAACAGTTAAATTATCGATTTTTTCAGTTTTGAAACCACTATAATATGACCTGACACGAACGCCATCACTTAACGTATGACGTTCTTTATAATCCTTAAAGTAATTCTTTAGCTCTTCCTTAAAAGCTCTTTGTGATAACGGATAAGGTACTTTTGCCTCATCACAATACTGCTTGTACATTTCCCAAGCCGCTTTCAATGTTGTGCCGTTTTCTTTAGCGAATACATAATATGAATCCATTATATAATTATAAAAGTCATTAGATGCACTCATCATACTTATAGGTACGTAATCGTCATAATATCCTGTATTGTCTAAATATAAATTCAAACAATAGTCAGCAATAGCTCCTAATTCAAACCCAACTTGTTTCACTATTGTTTTGTACTCTTTCGAATTCAATTTATTTCCAGATGGAGAAACATCGATCAATCTTCGAATCAACCCCGACTTTGCATCTGTGATTTTAACTGGTTTATTCGTACCCATAAATAAGAAACATTTGAACTGATTTGAATATGTTGATTTAAATTTTTCGTTTACGGTCATGAGCTCATGCGACACCAAACTGTTTAATCTGGTATTATCCTCAATTCTAGATAAATCACCGTCATGTTGAATAGCAACTAGGGGGTTCGTTTTAAATGCCTCTAACGCAAAAGAGTTACTACTCGATCCCAATGCTTTTGCATCAAATACCGAATAGTAACCCTGAAATAATTGTTGTATAATATTTAAAACTGTTGATTTACCCGTACCCGCCGCACCATATAGAACCATAAATTTTTGAATATGTTTAGAATCTCCCGCCACAATTGAACCAATAGCCCATTCGATCTTATGGCGTTCTTCTTCCGAATATAAAGTAGACATTAATTTATCATACGCTGAAATATCCCCTTTTTCCAGAGGATAATTAAGTCGTTTGCTTGCATAATCTTTTTTATTTGTGGGACTGTTTGAAAATATAAGTTTTTCGTCAAGCATGTGAAAATTGTCTCTCATTTGTTTTTGACAATACTTGTGCCATGAGTCTATCATACCGGACTCGGCGTCCCACATATGCAATATCTTTACAGTTCCTTCAAAACGGTCTTTGTTTTCTTTAGCAAATGTATCTAGCTCCTTATCTATTAATTGTAATGCATCTTGCTCGTCCGTGGACCATAGTCCCCGTTCTTCAATCCAAATAGCATAGAAATCGCCTCCTCGAATCATAAGATCGGAACTCTTTTTAATGATGAACTTTGGATATATTTCAATCACGCCTTTTTTGCTGCACTTCGTAGCAACAATCATAAAGTCAATCATTATTCTGTTTACTCCTTATCTTTTTATAAATTACATAAGTTCCTGCAAGCAAAACTGCCACTGTTACTTTTCTTCGAAATGCGATTTGTTTGTTCAAGCATTCTTCAATATTTTTTAAACGATCTACCGTCATATGTAGTTCGATAATTGTTTTGTCCATAAAAAATCACCTCCATCATAAAATATCATTTAAGTACCATAACATTTGATACCAGATCTCAACGTTCCTAAGATCCCCATGTCCATGTACTATGAATAATCCGCCTGATCCATCTCGTTGATAATTTCTATCAAGGAATCGAAATATAATTTTCTCAACATAATCAGTATCGATTACAGCATCGCGCATGGTTTTTAATCCGAGATTTTCAATCATCTTCCAAAACCATAAACCCGTTCTGTTACCAATATCGGGATCATCCATTATTTGTTCTTCGATTTTTATTGCGAGAGCCACCATCATTTCTAGTACACTACATGGACGATTGTCGAGACAGGATGCAATCATTGCACTCTCGTAACCGTTTTCATATCCAAAACGATATCTAAGATTTATACCATCTTCTGCTCTATCAGCATCCATGTCAATTAAATTATAAAAAATTATACCATGCAATTGACAAAGCAATATCTTATACGATCCATGTGATGGTCTTACGAGCTGATACATCCATTTAAAATATTCGTTATCCAACTCGTCTTTTGTCATTTATACCTCCACTTTATATGGTGTTTTAGACACCACATCCACATAACGCCTTGTATCTCTTATGATTTCATAATAAACTTGCAATTCATGATTAACAACCATAACGACATCTTCCTCATGTTCACCAAAATGCTCAAGTGCATCGCCTATTATTTTTTTCGAATCATTAATAATTTCATCATTATCATCTGTTAAGAAACCATCATCATAATATGACAATTCAATCTTTTCATAATCTGGCTCATCTCCAAATTCATCGGGAGATATCACTTGTATTGATTTCACAGCTCCATATCGTAGCGGATTATATCCGTTTTGATTTATTATCGAATCCGCCTTATCGATCGGAGATTCTTCGGTCTCTTTATCTTTAACATCTTGGTTTTTCTTATATACCGCTTTGACCGATTCAATTTCTTCCTGAATCAGATTTTCATATTTTCTTTTCAACATCATATATGACGCACCAAAGCCACAAATAGCACCGCAAGCCCAAAATATAAAATTCTTAGCACTCATAATATTCTTCTCCTTTACTCTTCTTTACCAATAGACATCACTGTTATAGCCAATCCGCCAAACAAAGCGGAAATACTCAATAAAATTCCGCCAGTAATATGACGCTTTCTTTTTGTGTCCAGCATTTCATCTAACATATAAATAATATTATCCAATCCCTCCATGATTAGCGTCCTCCTTTCAATACAGCTAACCCACCTATCAAACAAATTCCAGCCATCGCCGCAAATATAAAAGTCAAACTGTTATACATTTGTAACACCTCCTTTTCTTCTTAACGCCTGCTTGAACGCATCATCGTCTAAAAGATCACTGCCACCTTTATATACAACATTTTGTTCGGCGACTGTATATGTAGGCTTAGGATGTTCCTTATTCCAACGGCACATCTCTTCAAACATTTTGTTTTTATATTCAAATATCTTTTTTCTGCGTTCGTATTTTTTTCTCGTCTTTAATCTATTGAATTGATATTTTTTAAAATGTATAATAGCACTGATACTAACAAGTATCAATCCAAATGCTATTGCCTGTCCCATCTGTATACTCCTTAAAATATAATTTTTTCAACTTTAGCTACCTTACCGTTAAGCGGCATATATACATTACAATTGCCATGTAATTTTATAATATTAGGTAACTTTTGAGTATCGACTATGAATTCTACAACATCATTATTATAGCTCCATTGATGAGTATAATTTGTGTCTCGATCATCTTTTTGATCTGCTAGACAACCGTAAAACACATTACCGGTGTCAGTTGTAATTCGATATTTAGAACCAATTTCACTGCCGTAATAACTTCCCATCGCAATAAGATAATAATCACTTTCGATTCCCAAATCACGTTCGCCATCGCAACGCATAAAACCGTCATAATCCGACCATCCCCAACGATCAATATATTTATACTGATCGCTGGACTGACTTGTAATTGTTCTATAATCCATGTACGTCTTAAACGAACTATCAATATTCGGTGTTGATATATCTATGTACTCTGTTGCCGAAGCGGATGCAGTATTTAAAGTCGTTACTGCGAATAATATAGCTAATAATTTTTTCATATCACATTCCTCCTATATCAGATCATATATTGGTCCGTCCACATTAAATGTTAATATAACTGTTGGGTCGTCTCCGTCCAAGAAATTGCGATTTACCTGCTGTGTATAATCATAAATTCCAAAATCAACATAGCCATCACCTTTATACTCAACATCGTCCGGTCTATAAACCCATCCGACGATTTGTCCCGCTTTTGTTCTTTCATATCCGAGTTGATCGTACAACTCGTTTAAAAAAATATGCCCTCTATCTTTTAAAACCTCATTTGCCCAATTTTGAACTGATCTTAAGAAGAAAAGATTATGGTCTGCATCTTTTTCCCAACCCGCATTACCGGCATCGAAAACACGTCTATACTCTGATGTTGTTACATCATCAACTATTGTAACTGTTTTTTCAACAGTTTTTTCTTCACCATTTTCATCTACAATTGTTTCGGTAACGTTTTCCGTTCTCACTCCGCACTTTAGCTCTTTATCGATTTTCTCACCAAATCTGGTGATAACACGTTTGCGATAATCTTTAAAATTATTATCGATAGCCGTGTATGCAGCCATCAAAGCAACGTTACGCTTACGAAGTACATTATGAGCAGCTAATATGGACGCGATGCTTATTGCTCCTAACACGACTGCCGGCGCATAAATCTTAGCTAATTCCAGACCTGTTTTGGCGTATGTTATACTTAAGTCTTTTTTACAATCGTCCGCTGTATACTCCTCAATTATAAGTTCACCATCTTTATCGGTAGTTATTTGGCCTTTTTCTTCAGCAGCGTGTATCTTGTCAACGTTGTTTTTTGTCTCGTTCAATATATCATCGATTTTAGTAGTTGCTTTACAAGCCATAACAGCGCCCACAACAGTTCCTACAACACCTGCAACCATCATGATTTCAGGGCTGTGTTTTTTTATTTGTAATCCTATTCTATTTATTGTAATTTTCGCATTCATAATTATTTATTCTCCTTTTCTTTGTTTTCGTTTAAAGATCTCACATGATCTATTAGATGCACTAAATACCACTCAGCTTTCTCCAGATCTTGGATGCCGTTTTTATTCTTCCAACGGCAAATATATTTTATGACGTTTCCCGTATCCGTAGCTTCAATACCTTTTAATTCAGAAGTAAAAGCCTCAATCACATCAATTACTTCCATACCATTTTTCGATTTATAATGCGATGGATGACTCACCATCACATCTTTTGATTCATACATAAATCATCCCTCCTTTAGAATTGCCGTTAATCCCCCAAAGTTCTTTTCAGATTCCAAATATAATCTTTTTATAGCTCCTTGTAATGTTTTCGAACGTACTTCTTTCTGCTTTCGTTCCGATACCAACATACCGTCTATAATTCTTGTGTATACTATATACTCTAAAATATATGTTTTCATAATAATCTCCTTTCTTAATCTATCGCTAAAGCTCTTGGTAACTTTAAAATATAACCGTCTCGCACCCGAACAACGCTTGATCCTCTGAGGTCCACCCAACCGTAATTATTACATGTATAATTGTGCGTCGTGATACTTGCTAAATCATACAGTTCTGCAACTGATATAACTTTATATTGATTTAGAATATCATACATTGCATCGAGGACCGCTTCAGCATCCCCACGCGTTTCAAATATAATCTCGTCAAAATCAAAACCACTTCGGATAGATGAGGTTCTGTAATCTCTGCTCCTATCCCTATCTCGTCTGTCATCATAATAACGACTGTAAGAAACCTTAGACGAATTGCCTTTTTTATTTTTGATTTCACCATATAACATCATATCGATGCCATTGGTAACAATATCCGACACCAATTTCTTGGCTGCTGGTAATAATACCTCTGCAAAAATATAATTCTTTACATTACCAATATCTTCGCTAAGAAACGTGTCAGACAACTTGCGTATGCCTGACTTTTTCTTAGTTGATGTCTTCCCTGAAACAACTTTTTCTACTTTTTTATCAGTGTTTTGTTCTCTAGTTTTATGAGAATTAGATGGGTAATTTTCCATGATCACTCCTCCTTTCATTTAGCCAATTCTATTTTCCCAGGTAATGATACCCTTGTTCTTGCAGTCAGGTTATTATTTTTCTTATACTG